CTAACCCTCAACATAAGGAAACATGGAAAAAAGACCAAATTCGAAAACACGAAAAAATCAACAGACTGGAAAGACAATTAATATAAAACATCAATTCAATCCTAACTACAAACCTTCATCAGGAGAAAAAAACACGCTAAAAAGCGAAACAATACCGGATATGTCTTTAACAGTTAAAGAACTATTACTTAACCATAGTAGAGGTATAAACTCAAATGTACATAATTACGAGCCTCAATATTTCGATACCGAAATACCTATATTTGATGATATAGTACAAGAAAAACAATATAAAGAAGACCTTGCAAAACAAATAAAGGAAGTAGATGATCGTATCAAAAAACGTAAGGAAAAAGCCAAACAAAAGGCAATAGAAGACAAGAAAAAGTCAGATGCACCAGTTCCACCCTTACCAAATCCTGAACACCCAAAACCAAATGAGGCGTAAGCCTCAAAGCCCCAACCCTCAACCGAGAGGTTGAAAGGGTTATCTACCATACAAAAAAAGAACGAAGTCCCAAAGGTGTTCCCTTTGGGATTTCTCATTATTAGACGCCAGTCGGCGTCGTAAACGCACTAAATCACCTTGATACTTTAGTGCGGATTGACACCGTTCAATCAAAACACAAAAACATTAAACAAAATAAAACAACAAAAAAAAGTCAAAAACTTTTTTAAACTACCTACTAATGGAGTGAGGAACGCGCGGGGCGTAGCCACCACCGCGCACCGAATTGGCACGCACTACAACTCGACCTACACGAGAGCGCAGCGAGAGTGATCGTCGAGGGTATTGTGCCAAATTCAAAATAAATCATTATATTTGAAAAATATAATAATAAAAAACGAACGAAATGCAAGCAAAAGTAGGAAAATCAGTTGACTTAAAGTCAACTAAACAAACAAACAAAGAACTATCAACAGCAATAATGACGGCTGTTGATGTAAAAGCAACTTTCGATTTATATGCGTATCGCTGCATATCACCTGACCAATTTATCGAAAGAATTAAAGAACTCTGTGAATTTAACTTAAAATCTTAAACTATGTTTCCAGCAGCAGTCGGCGGCGGTATTCTTAGTGGATTAGGCTCATTAGCTAATTCACTTATTAATAACGCTGGCTCGAAAAGAGCGCAAGACCGAGCAAATCGGTATAACTTAGAACAATGGAATAGGCAAAATGCCTATAATCATCCAGTCGAGCAAATGGCCCGTTTAAAAGATGCGGGCCTTAACCCTAACTTAATTTATGGAAGTTCACCTTCTCAGGCGTCAGGTAACGCCGATAAAGTAGCACCTTCAAAAGCGGCCGATTTCAACATTAAAAATCCCCTCGAAGAACTTGGTCGTTTTCAGGACTTTAGACAAAAAAATGTCGTAACGGACAATACTAAAAGTCAAACTGACGTAAACATAGCCACGGCCTTATTAAAGATGCAACAGTCAGCGGAGACAATATCAAGAACTAGCAAAAATAAATTTGATTTAAAACTAGCACAAGAACTTAGAACAAATTCGTTAGAAGTAGCAAAGGAAAATCTTCGACAAATGCAAAATAAAACTGCTATTTCAAAAATTGATTTATATGTAAAAAATCAAACTCAAGCTAACGAAGTGAGAATTGTAGCAGAACGCTTGGCCTTGTTAAAAGAGCAAAAAAACTATGCTGAAGCTGGTACAACATTAAGAAATTTAGAAACAAAATTAAAAAGAGAAGGCTTGGAGAATTCTACTCCTCTCATGCGTTTCCTATGGAAACAATTTGTGGAAGGAAAAGATAATTGGATATTCAATCCTTTCGACGGTTACGGCTGGAGTTCAACACCACCTAAAAATATAAATCCTCAAAATTAAAACTATGTCAATATTTAGCAAAATCCAAAAAACAAAACTAAAATCAAACACATTTGATTTATCACATGACCGTAAATTTTCAGGTCAAATGGGTAAAATCATTCCTACAGGAGTTTTTGAGTGTGTTCCTGGCGACAAATGGCGCATGTCAACCTCACAATTGGTAAGATTTGCACCTTTAATATCTCCGCTAATGCACCAAATAAGCGTATATACGCACGCTTTTTTTGTCCCAAACAGAATACTATGGGACAACTGGCAGAACTTTATAACAGGCGGAGAGGACGGCTTAGATACGTCCGTTTTACCGTACTTTAACTTTGTCGGAGACCAACCACCAGGTTCACTTGAGGATTACATAGGTTTACCTTCACAAGCTGGAGCAGTACAAGAGGTAAACGCTTTACCGTTTGCCGCATATCAAACGATATATAACGAATATTTTAGAGACCAAAATTTAGTAACTAAAGTAGATACTACTTTAGTTGACGGTTTAAATCCTATTACATTTTTTAGACCTTTACGAACTAGAGCATGGCAACATGATTATTTTACGTCCGCCTTACCATGGACGCAAAAAGGAGCGGAAGCAACAATTCCATTAGGACAAATTGAGCCAAATTATAAAGATGCCTCAGAATTTGTCTTTTCAATTGGTGCAATACCAACAAATCCTGATGCAGTCGAATATGATAATGACGGAATAATTCAAGGCTCATTAACAGACGGTAGGATAGAAAACTTAGATACAATGAATGTTGATGCAACAACAATCAACGACTTAAGAAACGCTTTTAGATTACAAGAATGGCTAGAAAAAAACGCTAGAGGCGGCTCTAGATATATAGAGTCTATAATGTCGCATTTTGGAGTTTCTTCATCAGACTCAAGATTGCAAAGACCTGAATTTTTAGGAGGCTCAGCAGCTCCTGTTACATTTAGTGAGGTATTACAAACCTCACAAAGTGCCTTTTCCGAAGGTTCTTTACAACCTGCAACCCCTCAGGGTAACATGGCAGGCCACGGCGTATCTGTTGGCTCCAACGGTGGTATTAACTATTTCTGTGAAGAGCATGGATTTATAATTACTTTATTGACGGTTTTACCTAAAACCTCCTATCAACAGGGAATACCTAAACATTTCTTAAAATTCGACAAATTCGATTATTTTTGGCCTTCCTTCGCTCACTTAGGAGAGCAGCCTATCGAAAACAGAGAGTTATATTATGCAAATGATGGACAAAATGAGGAGACTTTCGGCTATACTCCAAGGTATGCCGAATATAAATATTTACCCTCAACCGTTCACGGTGAATTTAAAACAACTTTAGATTTCTGGCACTTAGGTCGTATATTTGATAATAGACCACAACTAAACCAGGAATTTATTGAATGCGACCCTGATACGAGAATATTTGCAGTAGAAACTGGTGAACAAATGTATGTTCATTTACACCATAAAATCAAAGCTAAAAGGCTAATGCCTTACTTTGGCACCCCTAAAATTTAACCTTAAAAAAACCTACTTATGAGATTTAGAACAAAAAGAAGAGGAAAACCACGCCGAAGAGTTAGCGGCTACAAAAAACAAAAGCGAAAAAACCGCCGATTTAACTCATACAGAAATTCACGCGGCGGAATTCGTGTGTAGAATAAATGTGTATAACACCAATAACACTAAAAAACAAAGTTCAACGCCTTACATATAGCAATCGCCCTACTTCGGTTGTTCCGTGTGGGCGTTGTATCTCTTGCTTAAAACGAAAATCTAACGCATGGGCGTTTAGATTAGAACAAGAATTAAAACGGTCAACAAGTGCAATTTTCTTAACACTTACTTACGAAGATGAACACCTTCCTAGAGAGAATATTACGAATACTTATATTAATTATGATACTGGTGAAATCACCGATTATATATACAAAGACGTCCCTGTCTTACGAAAAAAAGACTATCAAGATTTTACTAAACGTCTTAGGAGAACACTCGAAAAACAAAGTCAAACTAAAATAAAATATTATGCATGTGGCGAATACGGTAGTAATAATACTCAGCGGCCTCATTATCACGCTATTATATTTAATCTACCTCAGAACTATTTACAAGATTTCACTATACTTAATAAAATTTGGAATAAAGGCAATATCTATCTTGGCGACTGTAACGCTAATAGCATACGCTATGTTACTAAATACATAATGAAAGGCAAAGACAACAAACAAACAACTAAACCGAAAGAGTTTAGTCTAATGTCAAAAAAAATGGGATTAAATCATTTAACTCCTCAAATGCTAAAATATTATCAACAAAATCCAACAACAACTGTAACCCTTGCTGGTGGAGTTAAAACACCATTACCTAGATACTTTAGACAAAAACTTTATAACGATGTAGAATTGCATAAACTTAGAATTGAAGCATTACAAAAAAGTCTAGAACTAGACGAAAAACTATTTACTAACCCTCAACATAAGGAAACATGGAAAAAAGACCAAATTCGAAAACACGAAAAAATCAACAGACTGGAAAGACAATT